ACCGCACCGCCGTCTTTGAACGCCCGGTGCAAAGCATACCCAGCAGCGTTGGCCGCAGCCTCGTCGGCAAAGTCGTTGATGCTGGCAATGTCAATGGCATTGGCGCCATAAGTGGCAAAGCGCGGGCTGCTGGCGTGACCGATGCGGTAGTAGAACTTCGGCACAAACACCATCACGCTGCCGTCGGTGTACGTGTAGTTGCCATAGTTGGCGCTGGCTTTATCGGACGTTCCGGCGAGCGCGCTGAAGCCTGAAGGCAGCGTGCCGGGGTACTCGCCAACACCAAAGCCCTGAGCGCCGGTCACACCGATGTCTCCTCCAAAAGAGGCGGAGGTGGAAAAAGCCGTGGGCGCAGAAGGCAGCGAATTGCCCAGCGTCGCGCCTTGGTGCTCCACAGTCCATGTATACGTCAAAGCCGCTGCCACCACGCCATAGGGCACGGCGTAGCTGGTCAGCGCGTCGGTGCGCCAGCCGCTGCTGTGGACTTGCGTGCCACCTTGGTACACCGTCCAGCGAGATGCCAAGTGTGTGTCTGTCAGGCCGTAGGTGGCAAAGGCGCTCGATTGCAGCGATGGCGATGCGCCAATGTTGATAGCGCCGTCCGCCGGGCTCGTGTTGGTGGGCGTGGCCACACCTGCGGCCTGCACGGTGATGGCAAACACAGTGGGCTGGCCGTCCACCGTCAGGGTCAGGCTCACGCTGCCTGGGGTGCCGGGGGCTGTGTACGTGATGGTGTCGCCCACAAGGCTTGCTGTACCAGCGCTGGCCGACGCCGTGTAGCTCGAAAAGCTGCTGTAGTTGGTGATCTGGTACGTCTTGGTCTGGGTGACGTAGGGCGCGGTATCGCCTTGCAGCGTAGGGCCGATACCACCCTGAATCTTGATGTTCCCGGCGCCAAGAATGCTCTGGCCATTGATTGTCTTGATGTTTGTGCCGGACACCAGATCGACCTGATATTGCGGGTGCGGATCGCTTGCAGCCGTGTGGGCCGCGACGGCTGCCGCTGCCGTACCGGTGTTTTCCTTGCCGTTCAGCGCGGCCTGTTGGGCGGTGCTGACGGGCTTGTTCGCATCGCTGGTGTTATCGACGTTGCCGAGGCCAACATCGCCCTTGGCCAGCGTCACGGCGCCAGTCTTGCCGGACACGCTGGTCACAGTGTTGACTTGTGCGCCTGCAGCCACACCCGCCAGCTTCGTTTTCTCAGCAGTGGTGTAGTCCTCGGTGCTCAGACCCTTGCCAGCAACCTTGTCCACCTTCTGCGCCATGTCGCCAGGCTGGGCAAAGTTTTCAGCGGTTCCCTTGGTAATGCGCAGTGACAGGTAATCTCCCGAGACATACGCTTTGGCAGTCGTACCTTCCTGGGCGCGCTGCACTGTAATGCGGCACTCGCCAGGAGTAGCGTTATTCACGCCAGTCACGCGCATCACTTCGATATTGGATTCGACGCTGCCCGAGCGCTTAAAAGCCGTCAGCAGGTAGTAATCGCCATCAGTCGGGTTAATCAAAGAACCCGCCGCGCCGTCAGAAATGCGCAGCACACCATAATCCAGCTCAGTTTCTGGCGTACCACTAGATGGCGCATCCTTTACCGCAGCGATAAAGGTGGATGTGAAATTATTGAGAAAACGCTGCTTGGCCATATCAGAAATCCTTGATCCGAACTTTCAGCTCAACCTCTTTGGCTCGTCCGTCATTGGTGTAGGCCACCACCGTCACCTTGTGGGTTGCGCCAATCACGCCGTCCTGAATCCACACCTTCACGCGAGGGTGCTGAATGGCGTAGGTCACAGTCAGGCCCGCAGGCTCTACCGTCACGGAGGCAAGCGACACCGTGTCGTCCACTGGGAACCACTCGCCAAAATCAATGTCGTAGTCCCGCACATCGCGGGGCTGTTGGGTCACGGTCCCGAGGAGCATGCTTACCTCACGTAGAAAACGTTGTCGGAGAAGCGCACCACAAAGGTCTGCGCATCCACGGCGTACTCATCGAACTGCACGCGCTTGACGGTGCCTGGTGATGCGTCGATGTCGGCCAGCGCAATCACGTCCACCGTGGAGCTGACTTTTGCGGTCAGCAGCGCTTGGATCTGCGCTGCCGTCAGGGCAGTGACCACGTCGCCAGTGCGGCGCACGGCGTTCACGTCAGCCTGCGCCAGCCCTGCGGTCACCAAAGGCGTGCGGCGCACACGGCGGGCAACAACCAGGATCTGGGCGGACGCAGCGGAGGCAATGGCAATTTGCACCGCTGGCCGCAAAACAGTCGCCACTGCGCTGGCCAAGGCTGGCACTACAGCGCTGTGGATGACCCTGGGCACAGCTGCGGCCACAGCTGCAGCTGAAGCGCCTACTGCGGCTGCCAGCTTGGCGCGGGCTGTCACGGTGGGTTGAGCACTTGCCCCAGCAGCCACTGCGGCACGGCGCATGGCCCGCGGCTTTACGGCAGTCAGCGCATAGGCAACCACCGTCACGGCCACCCGGACCGTAACGTCCAGGTAGGTTTCGTTGATTGCTGCCTCGTTGATGCCGTGGGTGTTCATGCTTACACCAGGGCCAGCGTGAAGTCACCAGATGCACCCTGGCTGCGAACGGAGTAAATGTCGTTCACGGTCAGCGTCTTGGGAGTGGGCAGCGCCTCGCTATAGAGCAGCGTTGCGGTGGGGTCGGTGGGGTTCGCACCTTCCACAATGCCGATGTGGGTCACGGTAACAGGCGAGCCGTTCACGGGTTGGAAATCCACATTCACAGCGTTGTAGCTCACGCCGCTAGAAGGTGCAGCAAACGCGCCCGTGGGCTGGCGTTGATACCAAGCCGCAGCTACCTCGGTGCCTGCGGTAAAGGCGTCGGTGGGGTCTGCCGTGAACAGCGCAAAGTACGTGGTGCGGATCGTTGGGAACGCCTGACCGCGCAAAGTCGCGTTAATGATGGCGTTAGCGAGTGACGTGGAAAAACCGGCCATGGTGGCTGCTCCTTTTTAAGTCTGGGGCGCCACGGTGCTGGAGGCTTCCAGCTGGATACCCGCGGCGTTGTTGAACAAGGCGAGATGGCTGGCAGCAAGCTGCGCATTGCCCGCGACTTCCGCGTCCTTTGAATAGGCGCGGTAGAGCACGTAATTCAAAAGCGCGGGCTCCCAGTCCTCCGACAGCTCAATGCCGCCAGAAACCTGGGCCCATGTCGCGCCGGATGGCTCTGTGATTGGCTGAAGCCGTGCGGACCATGTGAGATCCACTTGTGCGCCCACCCTGGCGGGCGGGTACACCAGGAAAGCGCGCGGCTCGCGCAAGTCGTGCATGAAGTGCTCGACCTCCAGCGCCTGCGGCATCCCTTGCCAGCCGGGCACTGTGCGGTCCAGCAGAAGCTGATCCACTTTGGAAATCGCGCGCTTCTTGCCTGCCGCGTTGCATGGGATGTCCACCAGCAGCGCAGCTTGTGCTGGCAGCGCCTGGCGGGCGCCTGCAACCAAGGCCACAGCGGTCGTCGTGGTGGTGATGTCAGGCCGCGCCACCACCAGGGCACGCACGGCGTCATTCAAGTGCGAAACCAACTCACGGGCAGGCCAGCGTGTGCCCGCCTCGTCCAGCAGGTCAATCTGGGCTTTGCGAATGATGGCCTGGGCTTGTATGGTCATCAGCACCACCTCGCGCGACGGCGTGGCACAACGCCCGTAGCGCCCTTCCAGGCTTCTACGGTCTTGGTGGCCACCGCCAGCTCAAAAGAATTCATCGCCACAGCCGCCAGCCCTTCGTTGTAGAACGGCGTTTGTGGAATCAGCATCAGGCGGTGCTTGGCGCCTTCCACAATGTCCTGGGCATGCTGGGCAAACTGGTCATCAGGGATGCCAACACTGGTTTTTGTGGGCATCAGTGACACCTCGGCCGCAACCATGGCGCCAGGCGTAATGAGCTGGGTCAGCACAAAGCCCGCGCGGTCACGGCTCAACAGTCCGCGGTCTGCTTGCTCGTAGCGCGCAAAGTCGCTTAGCTGCTCTTTGTGCGATAGCACATCCATGGGCACGCCATCCACGGTGCAGCGCTCAATGCGCACCACCATGGCGCCGGATGGCAGCGGCAAGTCGTACTCACGCACACCAGCCACCACTGCCTCAGGCTCCAGCCATTCACGCCAGGTGCGCGTGCGGCGGAAAAAAGCACGGGCAGACTCGCGCAGAGCGATGTTTGCCGTGGGGTTGGGGCACCCCACTACATGCGGCATCAGCTCGGGATAGAAGTCTGCCCAGGTAGCCATTCAATCAGCCCGCGTCAGGGGTTGCGGCTTTGCGTGGCTTGCGGCCAGGCTTGGCGATGCGCTGGGGCGGCGTGTTGGCCTCTTGAGGCAAGCCGTCAGCGTCGTCATCGTCATCGTCAAAATCAGCGTCGTCGTCAGAGTCGTCGGCCGCGTCCAGTAGCTTCAGCGCAGCCTCGGCATCGCGCTCGTCTGCTGGCCAAAAGTTCTTGCCTGCCAGCAGGTGTGCCACGGTGGCGTCGTCGGTCACATCGCAGGACAGCTCGTTGTCTTGGTCCTTGGTGAACACATAGCGCTGGCCATCCAGGCCTTGCACGATCACCGTGCCATCGCGCCGCGCAGGGATTGCGGTTTGCAGTTTCATGGGGAACTCCAGGGATCAATGAGGGGATGGGCCAGAATCCCGGCCCATCCTTTGGAGCGGCGCTTAGACGGCGCGGTACAGCAGCGTCAGGCCCACCTGGCCGGCAGCCTTGGTGGCAGCGGCGGCGGTGAACTTGATACCCACCTTGCGGTCGGTCTGCGTAGCGGCCATGCGCATGACGGCAGGCGTCAATGTCAGGCTCAGAGCGCCCCCGGCTTGGCTGGTGGTGATGCCAGTCGCCCAGGCAGTGCCGTCCAGGTCGGTTTCGCCAGCGTTGACAAAGCCCACAGACGCAGCGATGGTGGGCGATGCGTTGGTGTCCAGATCGTCGCTGTCGTACACCACGCCCACAGGCACACAGCCAGCGGGCAGGATGGCAACAGCGCCAACATCGTTGGCATCCAGATCAGCGGCCACCAGGTCAATGGCAGAGCGAACCGCCACAACTTCAGCGCCAGCGGGGTACACCGCGGGCTTGCGGCCCGTCAGGTGGTCATTGGAATTGGTGAAGGCCATTTCGTGTTACTCCTTGTCGTGCCGATTAGCGAGTGGCCGCGGCAGTGTCCAGCGCGAACACGCCAAAGTCCTGCGCACCGGCTGCAGTGGTGAAAGTCACCTTCTTCACGCCGAAGACGGACGATGTGGAAATCACCACCTTGTCGCCGTTGTCGCGGGTTTCTTCGTGCCAGTCGAAACGCATGTTGGTGCCGGGCGAGCCGAAGGCCACCACGGCAGCTTGCGAACCCAGGAACAGCGCGCGGGCGGCTTCCACGTTGTTGCCGGAACCAGCGTTGTTGAATCGGATCGCGTTGCGGTGGCTGTGCAGAATCACGCCGCGGTACATGCCCAGCGAGCCCTTGAACAGAGGCGAGTTGCGGCCTTCAGCGGCAGCAGCAGCCTTTTGGATGTCCAGCCACTGACCGGTGTTGGTGTTCGCGCGCAGGTCGTCCTCTTGGAACGTGTGCATGACGCAGACAAACGTTTCGTTGCCGTCGATCTTGCAAGGCTGCAGCACGGGAACATCGGTGGCACCACCACCTTGGCTGTCGGCCTTCGTCTTGGCTCTGTCAATCAGGCGCAGGTCGAACTTGTCGGTTGCGTCGATGTTGGCGAACGCGGTGGCGTCGTTGCCGTACAGCGTGTGGTAGCTGTCAGGCGAAACCAGCGCGTTGTTCGCGCGGCCGGTGTAACCCTGGGGCAGCAGGAAGTTCTGGTTGATGCCGCGTGCACCAGACAGGTAGATGAACAGCAATTCGTCCATCAGGCGGGCCCACCAGCTCGATTGCTGGCGCTTGGCCTTCTCGCGCAGGTTGTGCAGCGTGCGCTTGCGCGTCATGCGGCCACCAGTGTTCACGCCTGCACGGGCCTGGTCGATGTAGATCTGGTCCGTGTAGAACTTCTGACCTTCTTCCTTGCCTTCCAGGTTGTCCTCGCCCTCAACGGGAGCCATCTTCAACTCGGCCAGCAGGTCGTAGCTGATGGCTTCGCCAGCGTCCGATTCCAGATCGGTGAGGATCTGAATTGGCACTTCGGCCTCGGCGCCGCGGGCCATGAAGCGGGAATTGAAATAAGACTTGTGGCTGGTGTCGTGGGCCAGCATGCCAGCCCACTTCTTGACAGCTTTTGCGTCGTTAACGCCAACGATAGTGCGTCCGATGATGGTTCTCCTTTGGGCGTGATTGCCCGAAAGAGCACCTCCTGCGCTCCAGTTGCTAAGCGCCCAATCTATCGGGCTATGGGCATGATTTCATGCTTGCCACGAAATCTGCCATGCTTGTTACGAAGCTCAACAGAGAAACCCGCGTTCCTGCATGAAGTCAACAGGATGCTTGGCACTCTTCTTAAGGTTGCATGCCGGGCACAACAACTGCACGTTGTCATCCGTGTTTGATCCGCCTCT